GGTTCCGCCGTAAGTCCGACTTGATTTTCTAGGAAAAAAATGTCATAGAATACCCATGAAATGTAACCTGAATCCCATAAAGTGCTATGAAAAAAGGTGAAACCAAGTTTGCCAAGAACCAAGCTGAGCTGGCTAAGATACTTGGGATAGACCGCAAAGCATGGTCTTCATGGAGACGTGATCCTAAGTATCGTAAAATCATGCCATGCCCTACCGCAGATGGGCGTTGGAACATCCAAGAGTGCAAAGATTTCATGGCAAAGTCTGGTGTCGCGTCCGATTTCAGGTCATTATCTAACCGGTCAGATATGATTGACACTAGGATAGAGCTAGAAAGGCTCAAAGTCGAAGAGAAGCAGGTTAAGATTGGGCTTATGCGTGGAGATTATGTTAGAAAGTCGATAGTCCAAGAAGTGTTCTCCAGGAATTTGTCGAAATTATTTACAAGGCTTCAGCGCATGTTAATAAACGAAATGCCTGGTCAGTTGATAGGATTAACTGAACCAGAGATAAGCCTGAAATTAAAAAGCACTCTTGAGCGAATAATGGAAGATGCAGAGACCGAGCAATCAGAGATTTCTTCGATAGGATCAGTATGATAGACAACGACGAAAAATGGTTAGAAGAAACATTCAGGAATAGCCTTCCAAGGATAACCAATGAAAACGTATGGCAGTGGTGCGAAAAGCACTTCGTTGTGGTTGGCTCAGCGCGGACAGAAATTTTCAACATAGATACCGCTCCATGGCTCAAGGAGCCGTTTGAATGCCTGACTGACGGCGTTACAAACACAGCAGTAGTCGTTGCCCCAGCGCAAAGCGGCAAGTCGCTTTTAGGAGAATGTGCAATGTGCTACTGGATTGGGACAGAGCCGAATGGTCCAATTCAATATAATTGGGAAACTGACAATAAAGGGAAGCAAAGGTGGACTGAGCGTGTTAAGCCGATCTTAAAGGCCTGTGACGTCGTCGCCTCTTTATGGCCTAAAACAAGGGCCGAGAATAAAGAGTGTCATGTAGTCTTCCCCCATTTGTTTTTCACAATGCAGGGAGTAGAGGCAGATAAAAACTTAGAATCTTCTTCCATTCGTTTTCAGATAAATGAGGAAATCCATGAATGGGCTGAGGGAAGGTTAAGGTTGGCCGACAAACGCTTGATGGCCTACTGGAATAGCTTTCAGCTTAATATTTCTACTGGAGGAATGGTAGGGGATCAACTGCATCAGAGGTGGGAGTCATCGACAAAGCGTAGGTGGCTTGAGCAGTGCCCTAAGTGTGGAGGTTGGCAAGCGTTCCATGTGAGGAAGAAGAAAGACGTTCTAGGAGGACTATGCTATGACTTGGAGGGAAGCACGTCTGTTGATGGAGTCATAGATTATGATAAGCTTGAGCAGTCTATTTTTTACGAATGCGAGCATTGTGGCTTCCATATGCTCGATAACATGGAAGAACGCAGACAACGATCTTTGAAAGGAAAATACGAAGAATATTCAGGCAAGCCAAAGTCCCAAGGATACACGTATGAAAACGTATCTGTGTATTGGGTTAAATGGATGCTAATAGTTCAGGAAAAAATAGAAGCATATGCGGCTCTTCGTAGAGGAAACTTAAAGCAATGGATTACATACATCCAAAGAGTAGAAGCCGGATTTTGGGATCCTGAAAATCGCCCACTGGCTGAGCTAGTAACGGTAACGAAGGGCGCGAAGATGGGCGAGGGACTTCCAAACCGTCAAATAAGGGCTATGACGGTAGATTACCAGCACGGATCGGTAAGGACTGGCATGGGAGAGCATTTCAAGATAATAATAAGAGATTGGACATCTGAGCTTGACAGCCAATTAGTCTTCGAAGGGGTCGCTTTATCTGATATTGATCTAGATGACATAAGAGCCAAATATGAAGTTGATCCAGCTTTCGTAATGATTGATTGCGGTTACCAAGGACCATACATCCATCAAGTATGTTGGAAATACGGATATCTGGCCGTTAAGGGAGCTTCTTCAAACAACGCCTTCAAGTATGAAACGGAAACAGAAGACGGGAAGAAAACATACAGCTATCGACAGTATTCAAATATGAGGACGGCTGACCCATTTACAGGAGACCAAGAAGGCAGGGAGGGCCGGTATAAGATTCAATGGCTATTTTATTGCCCTGATGCGATAAGAGATATTCTAGAAATGATCAGGGCGCAACATAACTGGATCGTGCCTGAAGATGTATCAGAACAATATAAAAAAGAAATACTATCTGAAGAGATTAGAGATGTAATAAATCCAACGACAGGACGTAAAGAATTGAAATGGTGCAAGGTGTCAAGCCATGCTCAAAACGATTATTTTGTATGTGAAGCTTATCAAGCACTTATGATAACAATCATGTCAGACTGTGGATTATTCCACTTAACCGAAGAGCTTAAGCCTAGAAAAAGAGAATTAGACAAAGGAACGGAGTTAAACAATGCCTAAGAAATCCCCGATAGACGAAAGCCAGATAGCTTACCAGAAGTCGATAGATTACGACAAGACTCTGTTAAGCCCAAAAGAAATAGCAGCAGCAATAAACGTTCACGTGACATACATTTACTGCGCATGCGGATATAAGCCTAATCCGTTTAGGTTTACAGCCGGAGTAGCTACCGTTAACGAGTTCAGGGGATGGCTAAGAAGAAACCCGCAATACAGGATGAGGGATGGGTATCTTTCTATTGAAAAAGTTATAGAAAAACGTGGTCCAATTCAGAATGAGTTGTTTAGCGAATAATTGCAATGTAGTGCGAAGACTGATGCAGTTGAACAAGTTATAACTTTCTGCCATGTTGGATTCATGGCAGCAACTGGAATACTAATAGACGTAGGATGCACAGAGGAAGAAGTCCTTGCGCTACGCTCTGCGGCCAAAACGGAGCTTCTTAATGGCGGAACAAGACCGATAGAATGGAAAACGAATAATAGCTCTGCCAAGCTTACATTTCCATTTTCTGCTCAGGAGCTTATAGACGAATGTAAATATGCTCTTTCTGTTTTAAACCCAACCACGTATGGAGAGGTTGGGATTGTTAGTTGGGGTAAGTTTGGTTTTAATACTTCCAACGAAGAGGTTTCTCTATGATCCTTGTAACCGCTCTAAAAGGATGGTTCTCAAGGTATCGTGGAGCACAGCACGTATATCCTGATGCGACTGAAGATCGCGATATAAATCTTCCTGATTATCTAGCCGACCATAAAGACTTAATCAGTAATATTGATTATAATACGATAAGGGCTGCCTGCCTTTATGTCTATAATCGGTTTCCTATTGTTCAGGGAGCAATCGCTGATAAGGCTAATTTCGTCGTTGGCAATGCTTGGAATGCTCAGTTCTACGGAGAAGATGACGAATGGGGCAATGAAGCCGAAAACTGGTTACTCAATTGGGGCAATGTTTGTGACGTAAGGGGCCAGCCATACAATTTTACAAGTAATCTTCTTCTAGGAGAAAAGACCTTTTTAAGCGTTGGAGAGTATTTCACATATTACAGGAAAAATCCTGATGGTTATCCTCTTAAGCAGACCCTTGAATCTTTTAGGATTGGGGACCGTTCTTCCATTAAAAGCTGGACAGACGACAAAGGACGAGAGTTTTCTGTAAGAAACGGTATCGCATATAATGCGGAAAGCCGTCCTATGTTTTATCATTTTCTTGGTGACACAAAAGATCAGGATGCTTGGATTCCGGCAAGAGATATTACACATCATTATAACCCTTTGTTTTTTTCTCAAGGAAGAGGGATCTCTCCTTTGGTTGTTGGTATCTTAGACTGGCTTGACGTACACGAATGCCGTGAAAACGAGAAGTTTGCACAGAGAATTTTTAGTTCTCTTGCAATGAAGTGGAAAACTCCTACTGGAAAACCTGATGCTAATGTTATAAGGTTCGGAAATAAAACCACTACAACAGCTACCGACGGATCGACTGCAACTGCTCCAATAGTAACAAGCAAAAAAGGCGGGATTCGTTGGCTAATAAGTGGCAAAGAAGACTTAGAGCCTTTCGAGACAAACCGTCCGGGCATCAATACTCAGACATTCGAAGAAACAGTCGTTCGTGGTGCGCTTATAGGCCTTGGTTGGGGATATGAACAAGTAGTAAAGTCAACGCTTTCAGGCGCGGCTGTTCGCAGAGACATTTCTAAATGCCAGCGGTCCGTAGAGGCGGAGCAGGGAGCTATGATCCCATTTTGGATGCATGAAGTCAGATGGGCTGTTGCGTGTGCCATTCAGATGGGGATTCTAAGACAATCTACTGAATGGTGGATGTTTGCTCCTCAGCTTCCTACCAAAATGACTGCTGACGCGTTCAGGGACGATGATTCAGAGCGCGAGAACTATAAGCTAGGAACTACTACCCTTCAGGACATTTCGTCGCGTCGTGGGCAGTTTTGGAAAGACATTCGTATCCAGAGGGAGAAAGAAGCCAAAGACCTCTTGGATCGAGCGAAGAACATTATGAAAGACTATCCAGAGCTTTCATTCAATGACTGCATAAACCTCTTGGAACAGCGCACTCCAAACGGAAATGCGTCAACGTCTAATAACGACAAAGACAACGACACGAATGACAGCAAAGAAAGGACCAGCAGTAATGACACCAAGAAATAATATGCTGGCACAACATTTTGTGGGACAGCCACTCGCACTTTGCGAGCAAGGGGCGCGACAACTCGTAGCTTCGTTTACAGTTCCATTGGCCTCTGATAACTTCCCTCAAATGGTCGCGCAAAGCGACGATGAAAGGCCTACTGACCTTTACGGGAACGTTATCGAGAGGCCAGAACTTTCTTCTGATGGTATAATGATCATACCCATCAAGGGAATCGTGGCAAGGGGCCTAGGAAGGCTTGGAGAGATATGCGGCTACGTTGATCCTGATAAAATAGCAGTAGCCGTCCTAGAGGCGTCAGAGAACCCTTCTGTTAGGGGTATAATTCTCAAAATAGATTCCCCTGGAGGTTCTGTCTTAGGCACGGGAGATGCGGCTGAATCCGTAAGCAAAGCAGCGAAGATAAAGCCGTTGTGTGTTTACGCTCAAGGGATGATGTGTTCAGCGGCATATTGGATAGGATCACATGCTAATACTATTTACGCTGGTTCTAGCGCATATGTAGGATCAATTGGAGTTTATGTGTATATTCCAGACTTCAGTGAATATTATGGAGAGATGGGTATAAAATATGAACTTATAAGATCAGGAAAGTTTAAAGGATCAGGTAGTGGGCTTATTCCATTAAGCGACGATCAAAGGTCCGACGTCCAGAGGGAGATAGATATGGTAGGAAGCGATTTTAGGTCCTTCGTAAGTGAAGTTAGAACAGGGATAAGCTCAGAGGACATGGAGGGTCAGGTTTACATGGGACAAGCCTCAATAGATCGCGGATTTGTTCATTCAATTTGTAACACTTTTGGCGAAGCACTCGCCGCATTCAAAAACAACATAAACAAATAGGTATTATGCCCAAGTCAATCGAAGATCAGGTAAAAGACCTGAATGGACAGGTGGCGGCTCTTGAAAAGAGTGCAGCCGAAGATAAAGCCGCTCTCACGGAATCCACTGAAGCTACTAAGGTGGCTTCAGAAGCCCTTAAGGCGTGCAAGGATGAACTTGCGAGTAAGGACGCTGAACTCTCAACCAAGGACGCTACTATCTCAACTCAAGCAACTGAAATTGCTTCAATGAAAGCGGAGTCTAAAATTGCTCTAGATGCGATGGCAGAGGTTGGAATTAAACCCGATGCATCTGCTAAGATCAATCATGAGTCCATTAAGTCACATGTTGAAAAGCTGGCATCTATTCGCGCAGTTGAAATCATGTCTTCTATTGGGGCAGCTTCTGGACTAGAAACCGGAGCACCTGACGCGTCCAAAAAGGAAGTGACAGTTGCTCTTACCGGTAAAGAAAGAGTTATTGCTAAATTCAAGAAGCAAAACGAGTCGAGTAAATAATAGCCCAATAGGGGACAAACAACAAAAACATATATTACAATGGCAACAGGAGAAATTACACTCTTAGACATTCACAAGCTGAATGATACGGTTGGTCCGCTACTTGAGTTGAATCAAGAACTCGCTCCAGCTTTTGCTAGAACACCAGTAAAACGCATGAACGGTCTGAGCTATAAGCAGCCAGTTCGTAAGGGGTTCCCCGGCTTTTATTTTTCTGATGTAGGTGGAGGTGCGCCTTATACCGTAGGCGAATACGACAGTGTTGAGCTTACGTGTAAGCATCTTGACGGCCAGATGCGAGTCTTGAAGTCTAGGCTTGATGCAAGCAGGCTTGGTGAAAACGCTTCGCTCGAAGGGATTCAGTTCCTTGAGGCGGATGGCTTCACGCAGAACCTTATGATTGGATTGAATGACCAGTTCTTCAATGGTCCTTCTTCCAGCCAAAACAATGCCTCTAAAGGATTTGCTGGGCTGAAGCAGTTGGTAGCAAGCACTATGAGTTTCGGCATGGGCGGAACTAGCACTGGAAATGCCTCAGCGTATTTGGTCTTCGAGAACGTTGACCGTGGTGTTTCGTGGACAATGCCTACGGGACAAGAGAACGAACTGAATCTTCTAGGCTGGCAGTTTAACAACTCCATTGAAGTCTCTGCTGCAAGTGGTAGCACTCCAGCTAATTATGCGCCTGGTTGGACTAATGCTTGCGATGGTTATCTTGGTTTGGCCGCTCGCCTTCCACAGTTCTGTAT